ATGTTTCTATATAACTACTACTACCATTAAAACTACCAGCATTCCCAAACTTACCTGCTACGTTGAAATTAACATTTGAAGCTGTTCCATCATAAGAACCACTTTCATCAGTAGCATCTGACATTTTATAATAAGCAACACAAGAAGTATCGCCTAATATTTGTAAAGTGTCGGTTGTACAAGTTGCACCTGATGCAGCACTATTGGAATTTATTAGTCTTTTACCTAACATAAATTTGTTTTATAATTCTACTGGAAAAAATACTATTGAATATCTTAATAATGATTCGTAAGTTGTTAAAGCGTTTATTGCTGTTTCAAATCCTGCTGCTTTAGTTATAATAGAACCACGCTCTGTAACAACGTTAGAAGGCACATCTACGCTTCTTTCTGCTTTGCGTAGTATATACCAATCAGTAGGTGATAAAAGCCTGTTAGCTTCTTCCTTAACGCTTTTTATTAATTCTAATTTTTTAGCATCAATATCGTAGTTTCTTTCATTTGTTACGGTGAAAGTTGGTTCATCATCACTATCTAAAACAGCTTCGCCATCTTCATCTACAATTGGTGTAGATAATTCATAGGTAGAATCAAAATCAATATCACTTACTGGGTAAGTAAATACATCATTATCTGAATCAAATTCAATTGCCCCTAACCTTTGGCTTATAGAATCATAAGATGGTGTAACCACTTTATAAAATCCAAATGCTGAAGGATCAGATACATTTCTGAAGTTTAGGTGTAAACCACTTTCATCTTCAAATTGAACTGGTAACCTTCTATAAGTTGTGATGTTTCCATCAATTATTTTTCCGTACATATTATTGTGCTTTTGATATTGACATCCAGTAGTCACCACTTGCAATGGCTACTATTTGAATTAAGTTAGATACAGAACCATCATACGTTCCTGCTACTGTTTTTGTTCCACTTGGGAAAGTAGGTACAAATGCCCCTGTTAAAATAAAGTCTTTAACCATTCCGATACCTACATTAGAATAAGTAAATGTAGTATCAGCGGTCATTGTTTTTGTAAATACTTGGTTTGCTGTAAAGTCTAGTGCAGTTGTTATTGCCCCAGTTGTTGTGAATTCTACACCTAGTTTATCATAGGTTATTGCATCGTTTGCTACCTTATCTGTTGTAACGTTTAAATCTAATATTTTAGATGTAATTACCTTATCATCTTCAATGGTTAAAAGACCATCACCTGTTACATCACCTGTGTGTGTTGCGTTTGTTACCTTAGCGTTGTTTGCTGTTATTTCACCTGCTTGTGCTGATGTAATACCTACTTTAGCATTGTTGGCTGTTATATCAGATGCTTGTTGCGTAGTAATTGTTGTTACTGAACTAGCTAAATAATCAGTAGTATCAAATGCTTTAACATCTGCTAGGTTGGTTACTTCCGAATCCATTAACGCACCTGCTGAAGTTACGTTAGCTGTGTTGGCTGTAACCTTTGCATTGTTTGCAGTAATGTCCGAAGTCTGTTGTGCTGTTATTCCTGTCTTAGCTGTGTTGGCAGTTATCTCACCAGCTTGTGCAACTGATATTGTTGTGGTATCCCCAGCTAGTGCTGTTGTGTTTGAAGTACCTAAAGCTAGTAGTGCTGTATCACCTTCTAATGAAGTTCCTGCTGTTGTACCAAATCCTGGAAAAGATGTTTTGCCTGTGTTGGTTACAATATCCGCTGCTTGACCAGTAGTAATTCCTACTTTTGCTGTGTTTAATGCAACCGCTGAATTAGCTTCTACCCTAGCTTCTGTGTAGTATAAATTAGTATCTTCAGCTATGTCGGCTGTATCTAAAACTACAACACCAACCGCGCCATTTACAGAAGTTACTGCACCAGTTACGTCAGCTGAAGCTATTGTAAAGTCAGGATAAGTCCCGCCAATTGTTATATTACCAGCATCAGTTAAGGTTACTGTTTGGTCAGAAACCTTAGCATTGTTAGTTGTTATATCAGATGCCTGTTGCGTAGTAATGCCTGTTTTAGCGGTATTTAAAGTTATTTCATCTTGTACTGTAGTATCAAGAGCAACCTCATCTGCAGCAACAGTAATACCAGTTCCAGCTACTACATTTAAAGTAACGTCTCCTCCAGTACCTCCGCCTGTTAAACCAGCTCCAGCTTCAACTCCTGTAATATCTCCTGTAACCCCTGTAATCCAAGTCATAGTTCCATCTCCATCTGAAGAAAGAATTTGACCAGCAGTACCGTCTCCAGTTACTTTTAACTCATCAGCTCCAACAATATTATCGTTAAGCATTGCTTCAGTAACAAAGTTATTTCCATAAACCTCGTCAAAGTTATCATTAAGTTTTTCAAAGGCATTTCGTAACTGGTCTCCTGTACCATCGTTTGCCGTTGAACCTATATTTACTGTCTGTTTAGCCATTGTGTTTTATTTAAAGTTGTGTTTGGTCTGCTGTATATAATGTTGAATCTGCTAATATGTTTGTGTTATCTGCTGTAAATCCTAATACTCCAGCCCAACATTCTGGTGCTGAAAATTGCGGTATTGCATCTGTTGTGTCATTGGTATCTCCCCAATACGTTGTACAATATATTTTTCCCCAGTTAATGCTATTCGCCATACTTATACAATACTTTATTGCCTATTTTGTTATCTATGTTCTCAAGATATTGAGTTAATTTTATAACGTTATCTTGTTTTGGTTTGTAGCTTCCTACTTTTTTTCTTTTTATCATAATACCCAACCTGAGAATGAACTATCATATGAAGGAAAAATGTCATCGTTATTATTAGTTCTATATTCAGGAAACTTATCGTTGTTGTAACTCATATGAGCAATAAATCTATCTGTGTAATATTGTGCTAAATCTCTTTCCTTTTCAATTAAAAAATCTACTTCTTCTTTGTTAACGTTTTCAGCGTTTTCACTAGAGTGCTTAAATACGCCCTTGTTAGCGATTGTATAAGCTGCGAAGGGTAAATACTCCACCATTGCCCAATGTATCAGCATAGGCTTTATATGGACGTTTACAAGGGTTAAATAGTCTCCTGTTAAAGTACCTGCTATTATATCAGCTTGTATCTTTTCAAATAGGTCAGTTCCTAAGTAGTTTTGTATGTGTATATCCTGAGCAGTTTTTATCCATTGTATGAACGTGTCCGTATCTACGTTTCCATTCATTGCAGTAAATTTAACTACGTCTGCTCTTCCTATTAATAATGCTTCTGCCATTTCTTATTTATTTACAAAACCGTTATTAGGCATATCCGTTGGACGTTTAGCCACATTTGATTCATTCTTTTCAGGTGTAAACCCTTCTTTCTTTGCTTTGTTTACGCTTACTTCTGCTTTTGGGTTTTTAGCATCTGGAGTAACTCCTTTAGCCATATACGTTTTTCGCATCCAAAAATGATGACAATCTCCACCGCCTTTGTAAAGCCAAATATCATAAGTATCAGCACCATTTAATCCCCAACCTTTATTTACTGCTTTTTGACTCATCATATCAATATCTTCTTTACGATATATCTTTTTAGCAGTTACCATTTTCTTGCAGAAATCTCTACTATTATCACTAAATGTTAAAGGTGCATATTGGTATCTTACTTTAAACTGTAAACCTTCTTCATTTGCTCCATCTTGACTACTCTTTGCATTTGGTCTTGCAGTTCCAGTTGTTACAAAATTATACATTTTAGATAAAATAGATAGTTTAGGATTGTTTAGTTTTTTCAACTCCTCATTTAATTCTTCTTCTGCATCATAATCAACCTTTCTTTCATCAATTAACTCCCAATTTTCTAAATCTTCATCTTCTCCAAACTCATCTAATTCAGTTAAAACCTTGCTTAACTTTACACCAGTTTCTTCTTCTCTTGTTTCCTCATCTAATACATTATCTAAATCTTTAAATTCTAAAGGTTGTAATGTCTTAAAATATAGATTTAAACTAATATCATTGTAAGCCAATACATCATCAAACGCTTTTATCAAAAGTGTCTGAAATGGTCTAATAACAGTGTTATCCATTAATAAACTGGCAGTTTTTAATTCATCGGAATTATTCCCTAAACCGCTTGAATCTTTTACACCTAATAACATAGGAGAAACAACTCTGTGAGCAACCATTATTTTCCTCATACTTTCATCAGAAAGAAATTGGTATTGATTATGGGCATCAGATAATTGTATAGGTTCAATACTTGCAGCAGTATCAGCATTATCGTTAAAAGATAAAATAAATTTACCACTATTAGAACTACCGCTGAACTTCTGATATATTCTGTTTTCTATTAATTGCCTTTGTTCTGGGTCTGGTGTTCCATTATTCATATTAATCAACATTGAAGGTGCTAAACCATTCATTATATTGTTTAAATGATAATTAGAAATTTCTTCTTCTAACTCTGCATACTGTATTCCTCCTTGATAATCTACTGGAGAATAATATTTAAAACCAGCTTTGTAAGGTTTTATATAATATATTTGAATTGCTTCTTTACCATATCCAAATGCTTCAATCCTTTTTAAAGTATCATTCTTTTTATAGTTTGACCAATCTGGGTGCATATAATATGCTTCTATTTCTCCTTTTTCATTACACTTTTCTGCCCTTAATGTTTCAACTGGTATGTGTTCAACCCTTGCGATAGTTTTTCTATCTTTAGAGTAAATTACTTGCATTGCACATTGTCCCATTAATTTCAAATCTGATGATAATCTCCTTACACAATCATCGTGAAACAAGGTAATCATTTGAGCATACGCTTCTGGTTTCCTATTGCTATCAGTCGCATCTAAACCTTTACCGAAAATCATTTCTGACATTCCGTTTATAATAGCATTATTTGTTGCACTACCGTTATACCTATCAATCAGAAACTGAAAGTAATTGTTATCCTCTCCATAAGAAACAAAATTATCTGTCTTTGTTTCCTTTATTTTAGGACTTGTGTAAGTTGATAAATTTAATACTCTTAAATCATTCATATTATAACATTATGTAATCATTATTACCACCCTTTGAAGTATAAACATCTTTATTTACAGAATAGTATTTATTTATATCTTGGTCAATAACTTGGTTTGTACAAAAGATTTTATCTTTGTAAATTATATCTAAATCAGTTGTATTGACTAAATTTTCTGATTCTAAAAAAGTTAGCAAACAAGTGTTGTTTTCAAATGTTCCACCTAATGCAATTACTCTTGCTTTAAATTCTTCATAACTACCTTTTATCTGATATACTTTTACATCATAAAACCTACCTTCTTTTAAATTAAAGATTGCAGATAATTCTAAATAGCCTTTATTTATTATTGTAGTTGGAAGTATAAAAGAAACCTCATCATTTGTACTGTCATCCCTTAACTTTATAGTAACAGAAGTATCATATACTCTTGGTATTATTTTTATGGTTTGCGTGTTTGTACTTGTGGTTAATACTTTCATATTAGTATATAGTAATAAATACTATTTTTTGTATCTATTAAATAAAAAAAAGGGTATCCGTTAAGATACCCCTTTTAAATAAAGTTAAATTTAATTAAGCATTTGGGTCAATAGGTGTAACTGCACTTACATCTGGAGCAGTTGCAAAAAATGGAGGAGCAATTTCTTGAGCAGAAGCTACAAGTGTAAATCCACTTAAATCTCCCATTGCTGCACCACTTACAATAGTACCACTATTTATTTCAGCACCATTGTTCTTACCAATTAAAAAATAATTTCCGTTATAATCCTCAACCACATAGTGAGCACGACCTCTATTAAGTAGTTTAATTTCTTCTTGAGTTGCTACATCGATGGTAGTTAATGTAATATTCAAAGTAGTTTCATAAAAAGTAGTTCCGTTTTCTCTTGAAGATGTTACGGCAGTTTCTAAACTTGAATTTCCTTTTATTTCGTACTTAAAAAACTCTGCACTACCATCTACTGGTAATGTTATTGTTCCAGAAGAATCGCTTAACGCTGCAATAGTCGTAGAATAGTCTAAAATGTAAACATTTTTTAAACCACCTACTGAACTTTTACAAGGTAAACTTCTTCCTTTTGTTACTGCACAAGCCATATTATTATATTTTTTAAATAAAAAAGGGATAGGAATATCCTACCCCTCTTTAATGATTATTAATTAATTACTATGAGTAAAGAACGATATCAGAACCGAATACGTGTTGTACCCCAGCAGTAAATCTCATTATTACTCTTACGTTTTTACTTC